TCAAATGAAGCGCCCCAACAACGAGCTCGTGCGCGAGGCAGTCAAGGCCGTGACCGCGCATGGCTTCGTGCCCATCGTCCGCAATGGCGGCAAGCATGTGAAGCTGTCCTGGACCAGCTGCGGGAAACTGGCGCGCTTCGCCTATGAGTCACGCACCGGAAAGACGCCGCCGGCCTTTACCGAGGCGCACTTCGAGCAGGCGAATACGGGCGCGGTGATTGAAACCTACAGCGCCATCGACCTCGGGGATGAACAAGAGGCGCAATCATGATGAAATTCATCCCCGCAGACGCGCGACTCGCCGAAAAGAGCGGCCCTAAAATTTTAATCGTCGGCTCCTCGGGCGTCGGTAAGACGTCGCTGCTGCGCACCTTATCCGCCAAAATGCTCGCATCGGCGGTGTTCATCGATATCGAAGCTGGGCATCTTGCTGTAGATGACGTCCCCATCGCGAGCGTGCGCCCGCGCACATGGGACGAATGCCGTGATCTCGCCTGCGCTCTCGGTGGGCCCAATCCGGCCTTGCCACCGACCGCCAGCTATAGCGAGGCGCACCACAACAAGGTCATGGAGGACCACGAGCTTGCCCGGCTCGCAGACTATCCGATCCTGTTTGTCGACAGCCTGACCACCGCCGGCCGGCTTTGCTTCACCTGGGCGGAGCAGCAACCGGAAGCCTTCACCGATCGTGGCCGCAAGGATCTGCGTTCAATCTACGGATTGCACGCCCGCAGCATGGTGGGCTGGCTCAATCAGTTACAGCACGCGCGCGAGAAGACCGTCGTGTTCGTGGCGGTGCTCGAGCGGAACATTGACGAGCTCAACATCGCAACCTGGCAGCCGCAAATCGAAGGCGCGAAAACCGGGCGCGAGCTGCCGGCGATCGTCGACGAGATCATCACCATGCAGTGGATCGACTTCGGCGATCGCAAACCAGTGCGCGCGTTCGTGTGCACGAACCCCAATCCGTGGGGCTATCCCGCCAAGGACCGTTCTGGCCGGCTCGAACAATTGGAGCCGCCGAATCTCGGTGCGCTGATCGACAAGCTCACCCGTCCCGGTCAGCGTAAACCGTTCGTCACCGTTTCACCCGAGCAACCCACGCAAACTTGAGAGGAGGCACACCATGCCCTTCAACTACAGCGATGCGCCGCCGCCGCGGGATTTTGAGCTGATCCCGCACCCCACGGTCGCGACCTGCATCCTACACATCAACGCCGGTGGCGTCGGTGAGGATGGCATGCTCAAGCGCAGCAAAGACGGCACCTGCGAAATGCTTGCCTGCGAGTTCACCGTCATCGACGGGCTCTACAAGGGCCGCAAGTTCTGGGAGTACTGGGTCATGGTCGGCACGACGGATGGGCACAAGCAGTCCGTCGGTTGGAACCAGGGCATGATCAAGGCCATTATCGACTCCGCGCTCGGGCTCAAGCCGGACGATATGGGCCCGCAGGCGTACGCTGCTCGCAACCTCAGCTACAAGCAGCTCGAGGGCCTGACCTTCATCGGCAAGATTGGCGTCGAGAAGGGCAAGCCGAAGAACGACAACAGCGGCGAGAACTGGCCGGACAAGAACATCCTCCTGGGTGTGATCACGCCCGACAAGAAGGACTGGCACCCGGTCGAGCAACCTCCGCCCTTCAATGGTGGAGGCAGCGGAGCTCAGGCCGCGGCGCCATCAAGTGCTGCACCCCCCATCGCGCGGCCGGGGTGGGCGTCGTGAAAAAGAAAATCAACAAGATCGGAGAGGTCTCCCTCTCCGCGCTCGAAGACCAGTGGCAGCGGGACGCAACCGCTGCCGCTATCGCGGCGGCGCGCGGGGTCGTCCAGATGGACGGCCCCATCCCGCCCGGCACGCCCATCGGGCGCTTGAGCGACACCGAATGGGGCTGGATCGTCGCCGCAATCCTGTTCGGCTGGATCGGCGTGCGAGCTCAGCAAGCCACTGCAGAACAACTCGACACCGAGCGCACCATCCGAATGGTGGCGCTCGATCCGCAGCCGTGGGACGCCGGCGCGGTGGCGGCGATCTTGCCCGAGTTGGCCGACGCCTGCTCGGACGTCGTCGATTGGTCGAAGCCGCTCGCGCAATGGCCGCGCGAGATGATCATCGAATTCCTGCTCAGGGCCATGCCGCTGATCCGCAAGGCCGCGATCGCGCGCGACCTGGGCGACAAGGGCGTCTCTCGTAAATCGAACGCTGCAACGATTGCGCGCCAGGCCAATGCCGCTGCAGGCGGCCCGCTGATGACGCCCGACGAGTTCAACGACGAGATTGGAATTTGAGGAGCGAGGCCATGACCGAACCCAAGGACTGGTACATGCCCGCGACCTTCGACAACGGCGAGAGCGGCTATTGGATGACCCGCGAGGGCGTCATCTTCTACGCGATGAAGACCGACGGCAGGGTTGCGGTGCAAGCCCAAGTGGAGATCGCGAACATCGTCGCCGCCTGGTATCGCGGCGAGATTTTTCCGCGCGGCGCGGCGCCAACGGTGGCGATGATCCTCGAGTTCGACTCGAAGGCCGAAGCCGACACGAAGGATTCGTCCTACCCAAAGGCGGCGCCACAGCGTCCCGAGCCGGTGGAGATTCTCGGCAGCGTGTCCGGGTTGCAGAAGCTTCTCGTCGAGATGGCTGAGGAGAACCGTGGGCTCGATCACGCCGCGCTCACAGAACTCTTCGACGCGCATCCGCTCGTGATGGGCGTGTGGCAGGCCGAGGGCGAACTAAATCGCCCCTTCGGTCATGGCTTCCTTACCCTGAAAGGCGCCGAGTACCTGATCGGACAGGTCAAGCAGCAGCGCACAAAGAAAATCAGGGCAGTGATGACGGCCGTCTGGTGCAACAACCGTGAGCACGCGGAGCTGCTGCGACAAGCATTCACCGGGCCCGAACAGCCTTGAGTACTGTGCCATGCCCAACTTCAATCGCGCCACGCTCTCGCTCGAGCCGATCAACGAAGCAGTCAATGCCGCCATCGAGCGCGCCGCGGCAACGGCGGCGGAGATGCCGCGTCCCTATCTGGGCGCGTCGATCATCGGGCACGAGTGCGCGCGCCGTATCCAATACGACTGGTGGTGTAAACCCGTACTCGCGGCCCGTACGCGCGAAATCTTCGACCGCGGGCACTATTTCGAGCAGCGCTCGCGCCAGCGTCTCATCACTGCCGGTTTCAAGTTTGCGCCGCCTGAAGCGCTCGCCTTCACCGCCGTCAATGGTGCGCTCCGCGGCCACGCTGACGGCATCATCATTCATGGTCCGGACCTGCCCGGCGCCTATGTGATTTACCCGTTCGTATGGGAGCACAAGGCGGTCAACGCCAAGAACTGGCGCGCGGTCGAGCGCGACGGGCTCGAGAAAACCTTTCCGCAATACGCTGCGCAAGTCGCGCTCTATCAAGCGTATCTCGACGTCACCAATCCCGCGCTTTTCACCGTCACCAACGCTGACACGTGTGAGTGGCTGCACTTCCTCGTGCCGTTCAACGCCGAGCGCGCGCAGCTCTGGTCCGATCGCGCCGTCAACATCATCGAGGCGGCGCGCTGGCGAGTTGCTGCCGCGGGGCTTTGATGATCCCGAAGATTGGCGCTGCAAGATGTGCCCGCACAAAGAGCGGTGCTGGAGGTGAGCCATGGCATTGCCGTCCGAGCTCACCACCCGGGAAAACGAACACCACGGCTCCGAACTTGGCGACGTTATCCGGCAACTGGCATCGGACAACCAGGGTGTAGCCTTTGCTGCCCTGTGCGCGATGGCGCGGAAACTAGAAAAGTATGGCTGCAGTTTTCTCGACCTTGCCGATCACATCGAGAACGGCAGCGGTGGCCTGAGCGAGGACGACAAGAAGAAAATCCGCAGCGAGATCGAGAATGCCCGTGCCATCGGCTACGCCGAGGGCGTCGCGGCGGCGGAAAGCAAGCAACACGGTACCGGCGCGTTCCGTAACACCGACGGCAAGCTCGATTGGAAGGAGGTCGCGCTCTACGTGCAACGTGAGAAGCATCGGCTCAATCCCAAACATCACGACTTCATCAACAAGGTGGCGGCGCAGACCGTGTACGACCGCGAGCCAACCCAGCCGATGCACAAGTACCTGCACAGTCTGTTCTACCAGCTCGGAGGGAAGATCACATGATTGATCCGGATATGCAGCTTGCCTATCGCGCCCCCGGAGATACTCGTCGCTTGCTGATATACCCGCTGTGTGGCGGTGATGTTCTTCGCCAAGGCAAACCGAATGCGCATCGCTACGGGCTCTCGCTCGAGTTCTCGTGCCAACAATGCAGTTCTGTTGTCGAGTTGGCGATTACTCCCCACGACGGACAGACACTGGTCTATTGGCGCTAGGAGGAGGCCATGGCCGGCATCCCATTCATGCTTACCAATGCGATGAAGGACGCCTTGCGCAGCCGCGGCCTCATCGACGACGAAATCGAAAAGACCACTCCAGCGGAGGCGCAGAAAATTCTACTGACGCCGGATCCGCGCGCGGTGCGCGAGTCCATCCAGGCGATTGCGACGCAGGCGAAGGCAGCCGCGGGCGCAACGCCAGGCCTGCTACAGCTCTCACGACTGCATCCCGTATCCGAAACCCTGGTGCCGAGCCGTTACACGCTCGACGACATCGACCGCATGATTAGCGCCGCGATTGCCGACTGCGAGGCCGGCCATAACGTCTACATCGAGGGCCGCTTGGTTCCGGCGAGCTTGCGCGGTAGCGAGCGCGGTACGCTCAAGGATACCGTTGCGGTATTTGCCCTCGTTGTCGACAGCGATGCTGACAAAGGCATGGGCTGGACGCCACCGGCGACGATCCGCCCGAGCATGACGGTGGAGACCTCGCCCGGCAATTTTCAGTTCTGGTTCTTCCTCAGGGCAGCAATCAATGCCGAGCTCGCACAAAAGCTGGGCGAGCGCATCCGCCGCGCTGTCAATAGCGACCACGACACCGGCAACCCGACCCAGCCCTATCGCATCGCCGGAACGATCAACTACCCGAACGCCAAGAAGACCGCGCGCGGACGCGACACTGTGTGGACCCGGCTGATCGCGCTCGATCCCAACGCGCTATGGACACCGGAGGAGATCGAACGGGCATTTCCATTGTCAGAGCAGCCGAGGACCAACGGCGGTGCGCCGACGCCAGGCGGCAGCGCCAGCGAGGCTGATATTCCTGCGGACACCATGCGCGTCATCCGCGACGGCCCCACCAAGGGCAACGCGCGCGACCGCTCGCTCGCATTCTTCAACGTCATGATCGCGCTCAAGCGTCTCGGCTTCACCGTCGAGGGCATTCTCGAATTACTCGAGCGCCATCCTGAGGGCGTCGCCAAGAAGTACGAAGGCCGGCTGCGACAGGAGGTCGAGCGTGCCTATAACAAGATCACTACGGACGACGAGCCGAGCGGGGCGCAAACTGTGATCGCGCCGGTGGTGTCGCCTACGATTATTCCGACAACGTCGCAGCCGCTAGCCGACGCGCATGCGACCTTTAAGAAATGGCTGGGTCAGGATTACGACACCGACGTGCTCGACCTCACTCTCGCTGCTAGCGCAGCTGAGCGGTTGACCGGTGATCCGCTTTGGCTACTGGTGATTTCCGGTTCCGGCAATGCCAAGACCGAAACCGTGCAGTCGCTCGCGGGCGCCGGCGCGCTCGTCACCAGCACGATTACATCCGAGGGCGCTCTGCTGTCGGCAACTCCGCGTCAATTGCAGAGTGGCCGGGCCACCGGCGGCTTGTTGCTCAAACTCGGCAATCGCGGTGTGCTGGTCATCAAGGATTTCACCTCGGTCCTTTCGATGGACCACAAAGCGCGCGGTCTCGTTCTGGCCGCGTTGCGCGAAATCTACGACGGCAAGTGGGAGCGCAATGTCGGAACGGCCGGCGGACGAACGCTCCCCTGGAACGGTCGCATTGCCATCGTCGGCGCCTGCACTACTGCCTGGGACACCGCGCACAGCGTCATTGCCATCATGGGCGATCGCTTTGTCATCGTTCGCGCCGATTCTGAAACTGACCATGTCCGCACCCGTTCGGCATGGCAAGCCATCCGCAATACCGGCAAAGAAGCCACCATGCGCGCCGAGCTGGCGGCTGCCGTCGGTGGACTCATCGCCAGTGCCAGCACCGAGGAGTACCAACTCACCCCTGCCGAGACTGATCGCCTGATCAAGCTTGCGAATATCGTGACTCGGACGCGCACCGGCGTCGAGCGCGATTACAAGGGTGATACGGTTGATAAGCATGCGCTGGAAATGCCGACCCGCTTCGTCAAGCAACTGACCCAGGTCGTGCGCGGTACGGTGGCAATTGGCATGCCGCCCGAAACGGCCATGCGGCTGGCAAGCCGGTGTGCGCGCGATAGCATCGCACCGTTACGGCGAGACATCCTGCTCGATGTCGCTGCCCACCCCCAGGCTCGCCCGCGTGAGGTTGCTCGCCGCATCGTCCGGCCGCGCACAACGGTGGAGCGTGAACTGAGAGCACTTCACCTGCTCAACGCGCTGGACTGCGATCAGGTGGATATGGTCCAGGGTGGGCGGCAACATACATTCGAGCGCTATAGCCTGGCACCGATACTCGACCGTCAATTATTGTTATCGATGTGATGGTTAGCATGGACCGGAAATGTGGGTGGCTGCGGTTTTCGCCCTGGCCCGGAAAAATGGGAGTAGAGAATGTTCCCCTTAATAATCTCTCTGAATCTCTACTCTCACACTTTTCCGGGCCAGTAAGGTTTGAGTGCGCCGTCGCGCCAAAAACAAAAGCAACGGGAGACGTTAAATGACCAGCGAGCAGGACAAATCCTCGATCATCAACCGCGGCGAGAGCGCGCCGGCGCGCTCCGAGCTCGATGCCTTCCTCGCTAATATTAGGGGGCGCACCACGGCTGCCGCAGGCACGCGCGGTCGTCTCATCTTTGCCCTCGACGCCACCATGAGCCGGGAAGAGACGTGGGATCTCGCCTGCCAATTGCAGGCCGAGATGTTCCGGGAGGTCGCTACTGCCGGTGGACTCGACATGCAGCTAGTCTATTACCGGGGCAGCCTCGGCGAGTGCAAAGCCTCGCGCTGGTTCTCGCAATCCGAGCCGCTCACCAAGGCCATGTCGCAGATCAAATGCGAAGCCGGGCATACCCAGCTCGAGAAGGTCCTGATCCACGCCCGGAAGGAGACCAAGCTGCTGCCGGTCAGTGCCCTAGTCTTCGTCGGCGACGCCATGGAGGAAAATCCCGATACGCTCGCCCACGAAGCCAGCGAGCTCGGGCGGCTCAGGGTGCCGGCGTTCATGTTCCAGGAAGGAAACAACCATCAGGTCGAGCGCGTATTCCGGAACATCGCTGAGCTCACTCGAGGCGCCTATGGCCGCTTCGACTCCGGATCCGCGCGCCAGCTGGCCGAGCTCCTGAAGGCGGTGGCGGTCTTTGCCACCGGCGGAATGGCCGCGCTCGCTGCTCGGCAAGATGCTGGCGCCGTCAAGCTGCTCAGTCAGTTGCGGCGACCCCCATGAACCATCACGTCTACGTAGCTGGCGCGCCGACTCTAGTTGGCGCCCTGACGCGCCGGCCGGGCCCAAGGCTCTGGTGGCCTCTGGACGCAGCTTTCGGTGTTTGCCGAGGACGGCAGCAAAGACACCAGGCGGCTCAGAGGTACCTCTGTTCTGGCGCCCCGGCCGGCAAAAGGCGAAGAACTATGAATGAGGACCGGGCCCCCCTCGTGTCAGCAGTGCGCCGCGCTGCGAGCCGAGTTGGACAAAGTTCGACGCGAGCGCGACGCACTGCGCGGGCGGCGTGCCGCGGGTGCCCTATTTCGAGTCATGCTCGAGCGAGCGGATTCCGCAAGCAAGAGCGGGAACCTGGCAGTCGGTTGCAGTGAGGAGAGCCGGACTAGGCGCCGCAGCCAGCACAGGGGATCTCGACCCACAGGTGCGCGAGCAACGTCCATCCGGAACGCTGGCCGCGCCGGTGAGACGGACCAGGCCAAAGGTCTCTCCACTCCCTGAGTTCTGAGTGACCCATGACCCGC